TGCTGCTAAGTCACAACTGTTTGAACAGAATGATGAGTCACAGCGTTCATTGTTCCTCAACATTGTAGAACCTTATCTCCGTGATGTTCAAGGTCGTCGTGGCGTAACCGACTTCTTGGTTAAGTGCGATTCCCAAAACAATCCTCCTGAGGCAGTTGATCGTGGAGAGTTCTATGCAGAAATCTTCGTCAAGCCCACACGCACAATCAACTTCATCACACTGACATTTGTAGCAACCAGAACTGGTGTTGCATTCGCAGAAGTTGCATCCTGATAACAACTAACACATTCAAGAGACCCTACGGGGTCTCTTTTTTTATGTCTGTAAATATACTTTATGATAAATATTATGGAAAGAGATTTTTACTGAGACTATACCAATGGCAAAAAGAGGAACCCTTGACGATTTTAAAGCAAATGTCGCTTCAGACTTTGCACGCCCTAATCTATTCCAAGTTGATTTGGCATTCCCATCAGGCATTATCAACAACGCAAGTTTAGTAGAACTGGGTAAATTTACTGTTCGTGCAGCAAATCTCCCTGCTTCTCAGATTGGTGTTATTGAAGTTCCATTCCGTGGTCGTGTTCTGAAGATCGCTGGCGATAGAACCTTTGAACCATGGACAATCACTATTCAAAATGATAGCAACTTCACGTTGCGTAGTGCATTTGAATTGTGGGCATCATCAGTCCAAGCATACAATGAGAACTTTACTTCTGCTGCTGGTCTTGGCGATCAAGATGATGCAACAGGTTACTTTGCAGACATGAGTGTCCATCAGTTGGCACGCGATATTAAGGATGGCGAAAAACCCAGAATTCTTAAGTCCTATAGATTCTACAACGTCTTCCCTAGCAACATTGCTGCTATTGATCTCGATTTCGGTAACAATGATGCTATCGAAGAATTTACAGTTGAACTTCAGACTCAGTACTGGACTCCAATTGAGGCAACTCCCGACAACTGATAAATAGATCAGGACCAATCAATTCAATAATATAATGTCTCAGCTCTTCGGTTTTTCACTAGAAAGAGCAAAGAAGGTCCCCAAGGGGCCTTCTTTTGTTCAGAAAGATTCTATGGATGGTTCGCAACCTATTGTAGGTGGCGGATACTATGGATATTCTGTCGACTTCGACGGAACTGTTCGTAACGAGTACGAATTAATCACTCGTTACAGAGAAATGGTTTTGCAACCAGAATGTGATAGTGCTGTCGATGATATCGTAAATGAAACTATTTGCGGTAATTTTGATAATGTACCAGTAGAAGTAGAACTATCAAATCTAAAAGCATCTGATAGAATTAAAAAATTAATCAGAGACGAATTTTCAACTATTCTTAGGTTGTTAGATTTTGATAATCGATCTTATGAAATCTTTCGTCGCTGGTATGTCGATGGTAGATTATTTTACCATAAGATTATCGATCCTAAAAATCCAGAAAATGGTCTTACCGAGGTGCGATATATCGATCCTCGTAAGATTCGCAAGGTAACTGAGTACGAACAGAAAAGACCAGAGCAACTGCGCGGTGTCGATCTGAATCAGCAACTCACACAAAAAGCTGCAGAGTATTATCTCTATAACCCTAAGGGTTTAAAAAATTCTACTAATCAGGGCATGAAAATTGCACCAGATTCGATTACTTATTGTCATTCTGGTATTCAGGATCTCAATAAGAATATGACTCTTTCTCATTTACATAAGGCTATCAAAGCAGTAAATCAATTGAGAATGATTGAGGACTCTCTTGTTATCTACCGTTTGAGTAGAGCACCTGAGCGTCGTATTTTCTACATTGACGTTGGTAATCTTCCTAAGAACAAAGCGGAGCAATACCTCCGTGAGGTTATGAGTCGCTATCGTAACAAAATGGTTTATGATGCGAACACGGGTGAGATTAAAGACGATAAGAAGTTCATGTCCATGATGGAAGACTTCTGGTTGCCAAGACGTGAAGGTGGTCGTGGTACAGAAATCTCCACACTTCCTGGTGGTCAAAATCTTGGCGAGTTGGAAGATGTTAAGTATTTCCAGAAGAAACTTTATAAGTCACTCAATGTTCCTGGTTCCCGTTTAGAAACAGAGACCACATTTAACATTGGTCGTGCTGCTGAAATTACTAGAGACGAAGTTAAGTTCCAAAAGTTTATTGCTCGTCTTCGCAAACGTTTTGGTGAATTATTCACTGATCTACTCAAGACTCAATTAGTTCTTAAAGGTATTCTCACCATTGAAGAATGGGATGAGATGAAAGAGCAGATCCAATTTGATTTTATTGCAGATAACTACTTTACTGAACTCAAAGAAATTGAGATTCGTAATGAGCGCATGAATCAAATTAACGTTATGGATCCTTATGTCGGCAAATATTTCTCTTTGGATTATATGCGTCGTCAAGTCCTGAAACAAACTGAGGATGAGATTAAGGAAATTGATGATCAGATTAAATCCGAAATGGATGCTGGTCTAATTGCAGATCCAAATGCCGAAATGGATCCTGCTATGGATGATATGGGTGGGGGTGCTCCTGCCGCAGAAGTAGCACCAAATTCTGAGGAGTCTTCAGTTGATCCTGGAGATGCCCGTAGAGGAGAATTATAAATAATAAATATTATGTAATGGGAGTATATTATGCCTAGCGATATTGCTAATCAAATTGTCAAACAAATTTTCGGTGATGAAAAAGCAGCTGCGATTGATTCAATCAATGATGCTTTAGGTGCAGCATCTTTTGATGCTATCCAAGCACGTAAATTAGATTTTGCGAAAAGCATGGGATTTGAATTGGATGACACAGCACAAGAAACTGCTGATGAAATTCAAGACAATTTACCCGATGAAAATGAAGAACCCGTAACTGTCGCATCATCTACTGATGAAGTAGAACCATCAACCGAAGAAAACCCTGCAAATGAAGACGATGAAACTGATAGCTGAAGAAATCACTCAAGTAGATTTTCTATGTGAGGAGACAGATGGCAAGAGGAATCACTTTATTGAAGGTGTTTTCTTGCAGGCAGAAGTGGAAAATCGCAACAACCGTAAGTACATGTTGCCAACTTTGCAACGTGAAGTTGCTAAATACACCGAGAACTACATTCAAAAAGGGCGTGCTCTTGGAGAATTAGGTCACCCAGATGGACCTTCTATCAATTTAGATAGAGTATCACACAAGATTATGTCTCTCAAAGAAGATGGAAACAACTTCATTGGAAAGGCAAAAATCCTCGATACCCCTATGGGCAATATTACTAAGAATCTTTTAGATGAAGGCGTCAGACTTGGCGTTTCTTCTAGAGGTATGGGATCTTTAATTAAAAAAGAAGGTTGTAGTGTTGTTGCAGACGACTTTATGCTTGCAACTGCTGCTGATATTGTAGCAGATCCTTCTGCTCCTGATGCATTTGTTGATGGAATTATGGAAGGAAAGGAATGGGTTTGGGATAATGGCATCCTCAAAGAGTCTGCTATTGCTCAAATCAAAACTGAAATTGATCAAGCAACTCTTATTAATATCCAAGAGCGCAAGATTTCCGCGTTTAAGGCATTTCTAAAGAGTTTGTGATTTATAAATAAACATAGACAAAGCAAAGAATAACGGAGTTTTTACCAATGTCTGAGACCCTCGACAATAAATTAGATTCAATGGAGCAAGTGACCGAAGGTTCCAACGTAGTCACTCAAAATGCAAAACCTGGCGAGAAGATTGATACTTCAAAAGGTGGTGCAGAGAAAGTGATTGATGTTACTTCGGATTCCGAAGAAGGTGCAAAAGGCACCAAGAACGCTGGCGCTTCTGCTGCTAAAGCGGTAGGTAAGGCACCCGTTCCTTCTACGAAACCTAGTGACGCATCTGCTAAAATGGAGGAGACTGAGGAAGATGGCGAAGAAACAATCGCTGAAACCAAGTACGACTTTACTGAAGATGTTGACGCTCTTGTCGCAGGTGAAGAACTCTCAGAAGAGTTCCGTTTAAAAGCAGCAACACTGTTTGAAGCAGTGGTAACTACTCGTGTAAATGAGGAAGTTAAAATGTTGCAAGAGGCATTTGAATCTACCTTGACTGAAGAAGTCGAAAAGATTCAAACAGAATTGGCCGAGAAGATTGACGATTACCTCACTTATGCCGCCGAATCCTGGATGAAAGAGAACGCTCTCCAGATCGAACATGGCATTAAGACTGAGATGGCAGAGTCTTTCTTCAACGGTCTAAAAGGTCTCTTCTTAGAGCACAACTTTAGTGTGCCTGAGGAGAAGTTCAACCTGCTAGATGGAATGGCAGGTGAGCTTGATGATATGGAAGCTAAACTCAACGAGCAAATCGACACCAACATCTCTTTGAACAAGAGAATTGGTGAGTTTGTCAAAATGGAACTTGTGAATGAATGCGCTACGGGACTCGCTGAGACCCAAAAGGAGAAGCTTGCTTCTCTGGCAGAGGGTGTTGAGTTTGAAACTGAAGCAGATTTTCGTAAGAAAGTCGAAACGATTAAGGAATCCTACTTCACTAGAAAGGCTGAGGTTGCTTCTGCAACCGACCCCACCGAAGAAGTTTCGGAACCCCTTGTCGAAAACACAGAGAGCAGCACAATGTCTCAGTACGTTGATGCACTAGCTCGCTGGTCTAAATAATTGTAAATTTATCTACTTTAATAACTCGGAGTAATTTCAAATGGCTGATTTAAAGCAACTCCAGGAAAAGTGGGCACCCGTTCTGAATCACGACGCTCTCCCCGAGATCAAAGATTCCCATAAGCGCGGTGTCATTGCACAACTTCTGGAAAACCAAGAAAAAGCACAAGTCGAAGAAGGACAAATCCTTAACGAGACTCTTCAAACAACTGGCTACACTGGCGGCAGCACAGCAACTGGTCCTGTTGCAGGTTTCGACCCTGTACTGATCAGCTTGATCCGTCGCTCCATGCCTCAACTGATCGCCTATGACGTTGCAGGCGTTCAACCGATGACTGGTCCTACTGGACTGATCTTCGCAATGCGTACTAACTACGGTGCTGAGAGAGA